AACCATGTTAGCATTAAATGCAAGATAGTGAGTGTTGTATGCAAGAGTATCTAATAAGATATTCATACCAGAACCTTCAAAGTCATAATCTTTAAATTGGTTCTGTCCTTTTAGAAAAGTTTTTAAATTATCTTTAATATCATCAAAGTCAAGTTCTGTTACTTTAAGTTTTTTATCATTTACGGCCATTATCGTAATCTCTCTAAAAATATGGTTAGTTCAACTAACTCTGTTGGTGTATTTACAACATAAAATTCTATACTAACTTCGTATGCGTTTCTATCTAAGTCTGGTATTGCACGAACACCGACAAGTTTTACTCTTGGTTCAAAATTAACAATCACATCTTCTATTTGTCGAGAAATAATAACTGCTGTTACTGGAGTCATTAATTCAAATAACATACCCCTAACACCAGATGCAATTTCTGGGTGAAAAGGTTTTTCATAAATATTTGTCAAAACAAGATTACGAACAGAACGCTTAACAGCTTGAATGTCTACAACTTCACTTACATCAGAATTATAAAGTTTCTTACTAAAGAATAAATCTAAATCTGTATAACGTCTAACACTTCTGGCATTATTATTCTGCGATTGTGCATCAAATAAAAATCTATCAGTTGCAGTCAAACTTTTAGTTGATGATAATGCTTGATCTGATGCAGCATTGTTAGAAGATGAAAGATTTAATGCATTAGCAGCTGATTCTTGAGCGGCCTGGGCAATAGTATTTTCAGAATCAGTTGAACCGCCTGATGGTGGAGGAGCTGCACCTATATTTGAACCCATTACAAAATCACCTTTTTAAATAAGTTGTTTTTAGTTCTTCTACCTCTAAGAACTGTACCTTTACCATAAAGATTAGTCAAATATTGTTTACCCTCACTTAGTAAAGTTTTTGAATTATTAAAGGGCATTACCATATCTACAATCCATAGATTATTACCACCAGAAAAATCATGTCTATTTACTATTTTGTTACCTTTTTCATATTCTTCTGTAGCTTCATCACTCAACCAAGCCCAAGTCATAAACCCATCTGCGTGAGATTTCCCTTCCCAAATACGAAACTGTTGACATGCTATTGGTGGGATAATTAATTCAAATAAATCATTAACCCTATAAATATTGTGATGATCAGAATGACCCATTAACCAAACTATTTTACCCAAAGCATCACTATTAGAAAAATTCATATTCTGAATGTCTGCATATTGTCTAACGCCTCTTTCGTTAACAATCTGTGATTGTGCATCAATGTTTGCCATTATTAATGGACTCCTAATTTATCTTTTATTTATAAGACTACTCATAGTTTGAATCAGTTGTATCTAAAACTTTATATTTAAAATAAAATGCAAAAATTTGTGGTTTTCCTTTAAAGGATTTAATAGCCTGCATTTGTTCAGTTTTACCAAAATAATCCATATCAAACCCTTCACTTCCTACTCCCCCAGCTTTTCTCCTTGCATCTGCTATACCACTTTGTACTGAACCATCTGCATTAGTTTTAATAAAGTCAATATCCCAATCAGCAGCTGCGTTTGTAGCAGCAGTTCCTTGTGCTTGTATTTCTTTTAATTCGTTTATACTATATTTGTCATAATTAGGTTGCCAAAACATAAAGAAGTAAGTCAATATCTCAACTGGTGGATAGTTACTCCACTTATGATTTGATAAATCATCAGATATTTTATATTTTTTTGAAACAAAAATTGCTGTAGCTTTCTCCAAAGTATCTACATTATTGTATACTACAGCATCAAAAGGATGTGCTCCTAAATTTGTTGGGTTATACCAAGCATCTTTTATAATTTTAAATTTTCCAGCAATCCCAGCAGCTGATTTAGTTGCTCTAACTTTTTGTCCTTTTGCATTTTTTGTAACTAAATCTTTTGTTGTACTTGCTTCAATAACCCTTCCAGTTGAAGTAACTATAGGTGTACTTTTAGTAGTGGCAGTAAATGAAGTTCCACTCTTTACAGCATCACCTTTTGCTTTAAGTTCTGTTTTTATACTTTCAACATTTGCATTTTTTACTATAGTTGATTTTACTTCATCTGCTGCATTTTTTAGTGCAGTTTTTACGCCCTGTGCTTTTTCTAAAACTTCTCCACCAGCAGCTGATTTTTCAAGGTTAGGTGCAATTGCACAAAGATCACCACCACCAGAAATAGCTGCAAGTCCATCTGTGATTAAACTGTCTAAAGATTTTCCAGCTTTAGTAAGTGTATCTCCAAAGTCCTTTTCTAGTTCTGCAAGTTTTGCTGTGTATTGTATAAGACCTTGAGGTGTGGTTAAATTAATACTCAATAAACCTGTGAGTTCTGATTGAAAATTAATACTAGGAAGTGAGGGTAAATCTAATGCAAGTCCATCAAGTCCTGCCTTCACATCTGCAAGTGCAGTATTAACTGCAGCTGCAGCTTCAGATGCAGCTGCATCTATTTGTGAAGTTATATTTAATTCTAAATCTGCAATCTTTGATGATGCAGCATTAAGTTCTGCACTTGCACCACATAAATTTGGAACACTAAAATTTGCCATTACTAATCTCCTACATTCACATTTGACGAACCACTTGCAGCATGACCACAAGTAGCTAAATCTCCAGCATTACAAACTGCAACACCTCCGATAAAAACATTATTAGAACCAGCAATCATAGTAGGCCCAGCATGAACACCGACTCCATGTCCTGTAACTGCATCACCATGAATCACTACTGATGCTCCATTTGCATTTACTTTACTCTGTGATGCAATTAAAGCTCCACCAGCAGAGTCCGTTGTGTTTCTACATATTCCTGGCATAAGTTCTCCTAGTTCAAGTTAATTGCTGTTGAACCATTTATGTCAACAGTCGGTGCAGTAACATCAATAAGTGTTGATGCATCCATATCAATATTTGTTTCAGATGCAATTGTCATTAAAGTTCCAGACTTCATATTTAAAGTTGTACCAGACTTGATTGCCATAATACCAGAGGTAGTGTCAATAGAAACATTACCACTTGCATTAAGAGTTAATGTACCACCAGTTGTCGCAACAAAGATATTACTCTTTGCGATTAACTTATATGTTCCATTATTAATTCTTTGTTCATTGCCCTCTGTAGTAATATCAACATCACCACCGATACGACCTTTAATATTATCTGAAACATTAAATCCATGATTACCTTTTATTTCTTCTTCAAGATTTCCACCAGCCTTTTTATAACCAATCTTTGTACGCATATTCTTGCCTATCTTCTGCGTATAGTTTCCTTCAACCTCTAAATGGTAATCTCCTTTTATGAGATGTCGTACAGTTCCACCTATTGTAAGATTAACTGCACCAGCAACATATACGTTTGAACCACCAGCAATAATTTCATAGTTATCACCAATCACTTTAACTGTCTTAGTTCCGTCTGCAATTATTTCTTCATATGTTCCAGAACTATGTTGTCGGAAAGTTCTCTCTGCGTTTGGTGTGTCATCAACTTCTGTGATATGACCTGCTTCGGATTCAAATACATGATTGTAAGGATACAATGCAGAAACATAATCTCCATAACTATCTGAGTCCTCTAAATTAAAATCAATATTCTTTGGATGTGGTTCATCAAAAGTTTCACGATCTTCTTCAACAGCTGCATCTGATAATTCTATAAATGGTTGGGTTGCAATTGGAATATCTGTTTGTCTGTCAGCTCTTCTAGAAACTAAAGAACCATGTGTTTCCGAATCTTCTCCTTTTGCAAGTCTACTTGTATCCGACTCACCAAGTTCATGTCCAGATGTCATTTCATAATCTTCACCATCAACTGGATAAGGCCCATATGATGGAGTTCCAGCATATTCTGGTTGTTCACTATAAGGACTACGAGGATCATTAAAACCTTTTTTGAAATCTGGTGCGTTTTCTGGTATGCCTGGCAAACTTCCAATAATAATAGGTTGTTGTTTATCTTTTGCATCTGCAAAGAAACCGACTACCCAAGAACCCTCAACAAGAAATGAAGGACTGTTTCCTAATCCTTGCATTGATGGG